ATGCGTTCCAGGTACTACAAATTGATAAAATGTCTTTCCTGTTTCATCTCTTACTTCTCTAAATATTGATACTTTTTCATCATCCCATACTTCAACTCTTAATGTTGTTTTAATTTCATCATCTACAACCCAATCAAATGCGTAATATCTTATTGCTTGTGTTACTTTGTTTTGTTTATTCTCGATAAATATCACTTGTTCAGCTGGTAATACAGAATATTTAAAATCTCCATTTTCATCTATGAAAGGTTGTAATGATTCTCTACCTTTATTAGATGCACCTTGTATTAGTTGTTGGACCTTGTCATTCCATTCCATACCTAATAGTTCAATTACCTTATCTGCTAATTCTTCTTCTGTTGATTCAATCACGATAGGTTTAGAGTTTATATATCCATTCTTTTGATCTACTAATTTCTTATGTAAGTTATTAACTATTTTTTCATTTGATTTATTATAATCTGTAAACTCTTGACCATCAACATAAAACTTTCTGAAATCTCTTAATAGTATATCACTTTCAGTATTGTAGTACCTTACACCATGTACCATTTCAATCTTTTCTTGACTTACTTGGTCTTTTTCGATTATTTCTTTTAATATAGCTTCCATTGTAACTGCTCCAGCCAAATCAACATTTTTATGAGCTATATTACTTGTTGTATTATCATGCATTTTATCACCCTCTTATTTTAAGAATTTAATACCACTTGGTTTACTTATAAACTCGTTCATCATTGCAATACTGTCTGCTGCATCATCATGCTTGATTTTACCATTTTTAGGATAATGTGTTAATTCGTACATGAATTGTTTATATTCAGGATGATTTTCTATATCATCTCTAAAGTAAAAGTTCTGTTTAACACTACCACTATTCATTATTATTTTGGTGTGTTTATTTTGTGATGTGTGTTTCCAATCTATCGTTGTTCTACCTTGTTTCAATTCTTTGACTTTTTGTGCATAACCTTTACCACCATTATTCGATTCAAATCTCGCTTTACTTATACCATATTCATCTAACATTGCAGCGACTCGTGGTTGTGTTACTTCTATCGGATCTTTAGTGAAAATTATATCAACTATATATACATCATTTCCATATATATATCCAATAGGTTGTGATAAACTATCTGAACCCTCGTCTGCTATATCACATACTGCTACTTTAGTATCTGGTTCACTTTGTAATTGAGCTAACTTAAATCTGTTTAAATCACTTTCGGGTAATAATAATCCCTCTTTAGGAGTTGGATTTTGTTGATATAATGAATCAAATACAATTGGATTGTTCTCTTTAATACTTAATAATGTTTCTAGCGAATGTTGTTCAGCCCATAATGCCTCGCCTTTTTCTCTAGGATCATCATCTGTATCTGTTTCTTTTATAGCTTCATATAAAACTACTTCCCATTTGTTTTTCTCGAGCCTTAAAAGGTGTCCTGCGAGATCTTCTTCATGCCATCTAGTAAATACTAATAATTGCTGTGAATTATTGTGTAAGCGAGTTTTTGCAACTGTATCATACCAATCACGAACATTCTCTCTAATTGTAGAACTCCAGGCTTCTTTAGCATCTTTGTATAAATCATCCATTATTAATACATCTAATTTTCTAGAAGTTAATGGACCACCTACACCAACCGATACTAATGAACCATCATGACCTATTATTTCGAATTCATCATTATTCCTTACATAATTATCTTTAGAGCCTTTAGTCGGTAATTTAGTGTCACTGTATATTTCTTTGTATTCTTCATCATCTATAATTCTTTGAATATCTCTATTGAATTTTGAAGCTATTGTACTATTGTATGCTACAAGACCTATTTTTTTATCGGGATAGTCACCTAGCATTTTAGCTGGTGTTCTTCTTGTTGATATTTCACTCTTACCATGTTGTGGTGGCATAAATACCATTAAGTTCTTTATATCACCCTTAATAAATTGATCTATCTTCTTGCAATAATTAATATGATGCCAATTTGATTTATAATCTTCTTTAGTATACTTGGTGAATTCTAATATGTCTAATCTACATTCCCTTATTTTCTTTTCTTTTAGGAGTTTAAGTTTATGTATTTTTTCTTCCCTAGTCATATTGTTTTAATTCTTTTTCTAATTCTTCATCACTCATAGCTTCGTATTTATTAACAATACCACCACTATGTTTAATTTCTTGTTTGTCTTTTTGATCAAGGTATTGTTTACCTAGCCATATAGCCATTGTAGAGTTAGTATCAGCCAATCTAAACTGTTTTCTTCTTAGACTTACTTTTGCTATATCTATTCCCTTTTTATATATACGACAAAATTCTTCATCTCTTTGTAATGTTCTTACTGATATATCTAGTTCATTTGCTATCTCTTGCTGTGTAGCCATTACTGAAGACATACCCATAACAACATTATAATCTATTTCTTTTTTTGGTCTACCTACCTTGTTAGCCATCTTAATCACCTTTTTCAAATATATCTATTTCATCTACAAATTCAAATTCATATTCATTCATTACTTCTGACGAATTACCTAATCTTATCAAATGGTTTAATTGTTTTGTTGATACCAATATTTTATTTGTTTTATCTCTTTCGCATTTAAGCAATAATTTGTTATTTAAACTAAATAGTTCAAAATGGCTTGCAATTTCATGTGCTTTGCTATCTTCTTTACATTGCTTACAATCTTTTATACTCAATCCTACATTTACATTCAAATTTGAAATGTTTTTTGCTTTCTTTTTCATAGTTATCTCCTCTATTTTAAAAAAATTCTAGCTATTCTTCAGGCATCCTATCTAATGTTTTAGTTACCTTATCATTTTGATTCATACAAATTTCTATTTCGTTTAATATTGATCTAATATGTTCCATATTTTCAGGCACTATTTCTATTGTACTTAATTCATCAATGAAATTACCTAACTGTCCATCATAGAAAGCTCTTAACTCTAATAACTTTACTCTACTCAATGCCATATGACCACCCCTTAATATTATTTGTATTACTTGAAAAAATTCCTTGCTATCTTTAATATTTGTTTATTCCATAGCCTATTAAGTATTCTTCCTTTGCATACTGCTCGTATATCATTTGTTATTGATAAACTTTTATATATTTTATTCTTCATATAGAACACTTATTTATCATAATTCGTTTTATTAATTCCGTTTTAATTTTATCTTCAACGGCTTTATTATAATTATTGTTAAAAACAAATGTGTTGTTTTCTTTACCGCTTGGTACATTCAAGCTATTATCTATTATGTTTGGCATTGCTAAACTTAAACTAGCTTGCATTGCTCTAATACCACAAATTGAACAGATTTTGTCTGTTGTCATATCATTAACACCAATCCATTTATGATTGCATTTCATGTCTATCGCTCCATTTAATATATAATTTATTTTTCATCTTTTATTCTTTCTATTTCATCTTGTAATTCTTTAATTCTCTTTAATTTAATTTGTTCTTTGTTTGCTTCATCAAAATAATATTCATACTGTTCTATTTTACAATCAGAATAGTTTAACGGAATTTCATCATACCATTCACCGATTTCAACTTCTTTATAATCTGCTATCTTTAAACTCATATCACTTCTATCAAATAAAATTTCTAATTCTTCTCTGTTACCATATGGTTGTTCATTGTTTGTATCGAAATAATATATGGTTGCTTTACTTAATTTCATCTCTATCATCTCCATTTAATTAAATACAGCCTTTCTCTTACCTGTCATGGATTCCCTTTTTATTTGGATCAGCTGCACTATATATAGCTTGTTTATACTATTCTATTCTAGAATACTACATTTTAATGCAAATTAAAAGTAAATTAGAGATATTTATACAAAAAACTAGCCTTTAGACCAGTTTTGTTAATATTTTCTTGTATTCGTTGTGTGTTATGTAGTATTCGTAACCATTTGTCATTATCAACATTGCATATCTACCATCTATATTCTGCATTTCTATTACATTATCTAAGTTTATATAAACTCTTTCACCCTTTTCTAATTCGCATAATTCACTACTTGCTCTTATAAACATAATTTCTCTCCTTTTTATTTGATTAAATATTTCCCTATCATTGGTACTGTATAAGCTTCACTCTTACTTATTACTATTCCACAACCTAATATTGGTTTTTGGTCTTGATCCTTTGTATAATCAAATACATAAGCATCTAAATCAATTCCACAAGCAACACCCATACCGAAAAGTAAATCGTTTTCATTTCCAAAGTATTTAACTCCAAATACGCTATGTGAATGTCCAGTTACAACACTCATTAAACTTTTTAACATAGTGTTATAAAATCCATATTGACCACCAGCAGGTTTATGTTTATATTTAACACCATCTATAATAAATTTATTTTCTAATTCCCATGTATCAGGTAATCCATACTGCAACCTATATATTTGTTTCGCTAATTTTCTTAATCCGTTTTTATATAACTTCTTGAAGAATCTTACATCATGGTTTCCAATACATACTTTTACTTCTGGGAATACTTTAACCCAAGCTTTTAATTTTTCTTTTGCTTGTTCTGCTTCATCTGTAACATTCAAAGCCTGGGAAGATTGATCATAATCACTTAATGCACAACCATCTATTAAATCACCAATCTGTACTATATCAGTAACACCCCATTTAATAAAAGTATCAATACAAAATTTTATATAATTAGGATGTGCGAAAGGTTCTTGTGTATCCCCTATAACCCCAACAACTCTTGGATGTTTCTTTCTTTCTTCTTCAGGTAATAACCATAATCTTTCTTCGTTTGCTTTTCTTCTCTTTCTCCACTTTGCTAATGTACTCGTGAATGAGCTGTAGCTTGTCTTTTTACCAGTTTTCTCATTGTGAAACAATAATATTTCTTTTACTGAAATTCCTTTATCTGACATTTCTAAACATTTGTCTATTATGTTGTTTGGTGTTGTTCTGTTCATATAGAATGTACTCCTCTCATTTATATTTACCTTAGTATACCATACTTTTACCCAATAATACAAAAAACACCTATTTCTAAGTGTTTTCATGCACCATCTCTTGTGATTTTCTGGTTGATGCCCTCCCTCTAGTTCAGTCGCTCTAGTAAGCGTAGACCCTACCGTTGCTGTTAAGCGGTGTAAGGTTCTGGACAATTATAGCATAACACTATTCTTTCAATGATTCAAGTATTTTTACTGCTGTTAATGCATCTTTTAAGCTACAATGCCCATATAAGAAATGTAAATATAATGCTTCGTATTTAGTTTTCAATAATTCTTCCATATTTTCCCTCCTATTCCCATAAATAATGGATGTTTGTTATTTCGAACTTCTTCAATATATTATCTAAATTCTTTTCTACTGATAATTTGTAATTGAATGTATCTAATACTAATATTTTCTGTTCTATACTTTCTCTAGCCATTTCTAATATGTCCTGGTATACAGATTCATCAAATTTCCCACTAAATATTTCACTCTTTACTCTAAATTCTTCATCAATCAAGATCGGTGTTAATGTTTCAAATTGTATTGGTAATACTATAATATATTCATCATTAAACTTTTTGACACTAATTTTATTCAGTTTGTATGTTGTTATAAATTCGTATTGTAACCTTACTTCTAGCGTTTT